CAACTGTAAACCAATTGTCAATAACATTATTGACAATATAAAAAATAATTTTCCCGAACAAAAACCACCACCCATCTAATACCTAACCCGCCTAACACCTAACACCTAACGCCGCCTAACATCTAACACCTAACGCCAAAACAATTATTTTTATTTTTATAAATAATATTTAATAAAACAATATTTAATAAAACAATATTTAATAAAACAATTATTTTATTAAATAAATTTAAATATAATACATAATATAAATTAATGTCAAACGCAGTATCCGAAACTACACAAACCAATCATTGCAACGATACGTACAACAGTTCATTAATTATTAATACACCAGATTATAATAAAGTAATCGATAAAGTAAGAAGTTTTTTTATTTTAAGAGATTTCCAAGAAGTATCAACACAAAATAGGTTAAGTATTTTAGCCGCATGTGAGGACCCATTTAATGTTGGTACATTTAATTGTGCAAATAATAAATGTTGGCCATTACCACAAACAGGTCAAATGTGGTTAGAGTACGAACTACTAAGTAAACCAGAAGTAAATGGATATTTTTGTTTAACAACTAGTTATAGACTAGAAAAAAAACCAGTAAACGATAGACATCAGATGATTTTCCCCCTATTTGAATTTGAAATGAAAGGCGGCATTGATGCACTAATTGAATTAGAAAAAGATTTACTAGTACATCTTGGTTATAATTCGTTGCAATTTGTAGAAGAGTCATACAATAATCTAGCGAAATTATATAATGTTGATGAATTAGAACACAAGCATGAAACACAGCTATATAAAGATCTATCACCAACATTTTTCATTACTAGATTTCCAGAATTTACTAACCCATTCTGGAATATGAAAAGAAACATGAATGATAATACATCAAATAAGATAGATGTTATTTTAAGTGGACAAGAAACTATTGGTTCGGCCGAAAGAGAGACCAGTAAAAGTATAATGCGAAATAATTTCCATTCAATTATGGGTGGAAAATATAAGGAAAAATTATACGAACTTTTTGGAGAAGAAAGAACACTAAAAGAGTTAGACGATTATCTAAAATTTGATTTCTTTCCGCGGTGTGGGGGCGGCATTGGTATGACCAGATTAATGCGTTCAATGAAATTAGAAAACCTAATCTAAAAATATATCTTCTTGAATAATTAGTTTTGATAAAAATAAGAGGCGTTCCCTTATTTATTTCTTCTATTCGCATTTCTATTTTTTCGTAGTGTAGTAGCCCGACGATATATTCGCCTGCGTTTCGTGTGCCGTCGCAAGCTCCGTCCTCTCCCACCCCCGCCGGTCTTAGGCGACATCCCCAGAATACGATTCGCCTTGACCCGCTTAACTTTACGCTTCTTCTCCAGCCACTTCTTCACCTCTACATTCTGTTCCAACGGCGTCATATCCTCCAAAGCATCCAAATCCATGCCTTCGCGCAGCAGCTTGAGCTTATTGTCTTCCGATAACTCATTCTCCACAGCCTCTAGGTCATCATCATCGTCTTCCCCACCATCTTCCCCAGTACCTTCTTCCCCAGTACCTTTTTCCCCAGTACCTTTTTCCCCAGTACCTTCTTCCCCAGTACCTTCTTCCCCAGTACCTTCTTCATCTGTCTTTTCTCCAGCCGCTTTCTTTGTATCTTCATCAGTTTCCTCAGAACTACGTTTGTAATGTGTCTTTATTTTATTGTGTAGTTCTTCAAAATGTTTAATACAGTCAGTCATATTAGCTAATATATCATTAAGTTGTGTCGCCTTCCCCTCCCCACCCAACATACCCTGATACTTCAATACCTCAGCATTTACTATCGCTCGTAACCCGGACTTCGGCGTCGGTGGCTTGACCGTCCCGGACGCTCCCGCCTGAGCCAGAGCCTCCACCCGAGCCGCCGCCTCTGCCGTTCCCTCCAAAAATATTTTATGTGGAACCCAACCATTGCCCGTCCCACGTATTATAATTGTATATAGATCGTCAGAAAAATCTTTATAGTAAATACTATAATATTCCCCAAAAAATCTCGTAAAAATTAATATTTTAATCATCTGGTATCGCTTACCTTTAATATTTTTGGAAGTTTTATCAAGTTCTCTTATAAGTTTTATATAATAAATAAAAAATTGACTCAGGTAATCTTCTATCGGCGCGCCTGGGTTGGGCGCGAGAGGCCAACCTAAATTCCTTGGTATAATAGTAAATATTTTAACCATATATATTTTATATAAATCACCATCACGAAGCGCGTCTAATTTTTTATTATTAAAAAAATTTTTTATAATAGGCATTTTAAAACATTTATCATGAAATTTAAACTTATTACCGGATTTACCTTTTTTATATTCTTCATCATATTTAGCTGTTATATAATTTAAATCTTTAATAAATTCCTTTGTATCCTTATCAACTGGTTCTTTTAATGAATTTATTTTAAGCCAATCGGTGCCGCTATAATTCGCCTCTTGTTTTCTTGTTTTCACATGTAATTGTGAATACCAATCATATGCTTGCTTACTATCAACTATCATATTAATAATAAAATCAACTAAATCGCCGGCTTCTGGAATAATACCAATAAGACCTTCTATTATATCTAATATAAAACGATTCATAAATACCTTATATTAACCCTATATTTTATATATTAAATCAATATTTAATATATCAAACAATAAGAGATATAATTCCTTATTATATTAAACCTATTTTTTTTCTAAAACTTTTATAGTCTATATTATTATCACGATTTTCCAGGGACACACTCACTTCGGCTATCGGGTAATCCTCATCAAAGTTTCTTAGTTTACCCTTAAAAATATATTTATTTGTTTTCTTCGGTATAATCCACTTATTATCTTTATTCTTATTCGTACCATCATACGACGCTTCCGGTGTTACCGTAGATGCTCGAAACTTCGCAAATATATTATATGATTTACTCTCTGTATTATCTTTAACACTGCTATTACTAGCATCAATCTTATCCGTTTTCAGTTTATTCGAATAATTTTCAATTGCACTATCTAATTCTTTTTCGTAATTAATGTAAATATTTTTGCAATCGTATTTGATAACATATAATCTCCCAGCTGTTTCTAAATATTTATATGGCATTTCATTCTTATCTGTATAATAAATAAAACTTTCACTTAAAGAATTATATGACATTTTAATAATACCATATGGCGTAGTTTCCTCAATAAATGGATATGTATCAGATTCATCGCGCGATTCAACATTTAAATCTTGATCACTTAAATCATTATATTCTTTAATATATTTATTCTCATATTTACATTCACAATTCGATACATCTTGAGAATCATTAGACCCGGAATCAGGTTCTGAATCAGATACCGATTCCAATTTAGAATCTCGCGAAAATATCAACCAATCTCCATATTTTTTAATTCGTTTATCTTTTGCAACAAATAATGCAACAATTACAAACCCAATACTAAACCCAGTAATCATTGTTGTGCCAAAAATCAGTGAGTTTTTCATAAATCTATACAACATTGAGATATACATAATAATATTTATATATATCTAATATTGTTATTTTTAAATAAAATTAAAAGATAATATCAATAAATTCAATCCACCTAGATACACCATTAAACCCCTCGCCTTTTTGAGAGTAAAATTTTAACTTCATCCTGTAAATCAGCAACCGGTATTCTAAGAAATGATTTATTTTCAGGATGTAATGAAACCAAATATAAATTTCCGATACACCCATTGTACTCTTCATTATAAATATATTTATATATATTTACCTGTAATGCATAATGCCAATAATTTGTATCTGGTAAATAATTAATATCATCATCCAAACAAAACTTATCCCACCTAGAACTTTTGGCGATCTGCTTTACACGCTTCCAATCATATATTTCTAAACTATGTTCCTTATCATTAATAAATATCATATCGATTGATCCTGCCAATTTATATTTTTCTGAATATATAATTTTTTCAGTGCGATATGGTATTAAATGTTTATATATTTCCATAAATCTTAAAAAGTATTGATATTCAGTTGACGAATTATTAACATGTACATTATTATAAAATTTTTCAATATCTAAATGTAATATGCTGCCAGCATTCGCTGCTGAATTTTTATTATTTTCCCACAATTCTTTAATTTCAGGTTTCGTCTTTCCATGATATTTATTATTAGACCAATTATATGATGACATCATATTATCAATAATTTTATCTGCATCAAATTTCTCAAAAAGCGAATTTACATATGTTGTAACAGACGTATATCCCGTTTTACCATTAATATAGTATGTATGCGTTGATTCCTCTAGCCATATATCATTGTCTCGAGGATCCGGATGTAAATTCTTCAAATAATCCATATTATTATTATTAATATTAATAATAATAAATAAATTTCAATTTTAACTAAGGGCTTTAAGATATAGGCGCCCATTATCAGGCCTTCTTGCCAATCTTCTTGCCATTCTTGCCAGTCTTCTTGCCAATCTTCTTGCCAATCTTCTTGCCAGCCTTCTTGCCAGTCTTCTTGCCATTCTTGCCAATTTTCTTGCCAGTCTTCTTGCCAATCTTTTTCTTTAACTTTGCCATAAATTTTTTTAGTGTATTATTACGACTTGATTTAGATAAAATTAAATTTTTAATTGGAGAGTAATTTAATAATTTATGTAAATCATTTCTACCTTTTTTTATTACAAATTGTTCATTATTATTATTATCATTAATTTTAATAAAAACCTTATCTTTATCGTGTGCACTATCATAATTCGTTGTAACCGCTTTATTTTCTATATTTTGACCATTAACAAATTTCATAGATTTACCAGATGAATAACTTATAATGCGACCGTGATTACGCTTTTTACAACTACGCTTATTTTTGCCCTTAAATACTTTAAATAAATCGTACATGCAATTAATATTAATATATGCAAATAAAATAATTAAAATTATAATTAAAATTGAAATATGATTAATACCCCACCCACATACATACAAGACACCAGAATAAAATGAAAATTCTATGTTGGAATGTCGCCGGGCTCCGTGCAATGTTAAAAAAAGAACATCTACAAAAATTAATTGAAGACAATAATTACGAATATGATCATATTTGTTTACAAGAAACAAA